GCCGAGCCCCCCCTCCCTACCGCCAGGGCGGGGTAGGTGCTCGCTGCCGCTCGCCGAACTGGTCAGCGCCGGGCGAGCCCCAGTGGGGGGAGTCCCCCCTTCGCTCCCCGGACTAGTGACACCTCCCCTAAATGACCCCCCAACACAGCTTATGAATCCTTATTTGGTCCGCTTGGCAGCAGGTGGTGCTCACACCAGGCGCTGAGCTGTTCGAGGCGTCCTCGAGCATGGTGACGTTGCAGGGGCTCCTCATTCGCTGCGCTCTTCGTCGGGCGCTCGCTTGGTCCGCCAGCTGACTTCGTCTTTGGCGCGGCGTCCCGTCGCTCGCTGGTAAGGGGATCGTAGACCACCGTGTCAAGCTGAATGCAAGTGCCTCCCTCTAAGTGCTTGGTATTACTGGAGAAGGATTACTTGGTGGTGTCGAGGTGGTGTGGTGCGCGAGACGGTTGTCACTGGTTGTCACGGGACTCCTTGTGGGAGGTGTAGTTGAATATGATGATGAGGTCTGAACAGGAGAAGGACATGCCACAGAGCTACATGGTGACGGGACGGTTGAGTCGGGATCCCGAGGTGAGGACCTCGAAGGCCGGCAAGGCTGTGTGCAAGTTGAGCATTCCGACTGACGATGGTTGGGGTGAGCGGAAGAAGACGACGTGGCACAACATCGTGTGCTTCGGGAAGACTGCGGAGATCGTGGCCCAGTACAAGAAGAAGGGTGACTGGGTGTGTGTCCAGGGCCGTCTGGAGATTGATGAGTGGGAGGACAAGGACGGGAACAAGCGTCGGACTCCTCAGCTCATCGCGAACAGCGTGGAGTTCGTGGGGAACAAGGCTGAGGGGTACAAGGCAGATGACAGCTACGGGACTCAGCAGGGTGAAGACGAGATCCCGTTCTGATGGAGTACCTGCCTGACGATGCGAGCTGTGGCTTGGCGGGCTTGGAGGTGACTTCGTGCCTGTCTTGCCGTTCGTGGTCGGGTTCTTGTCGGTGGGCTGGGGTTGCTGCTGTCGTGAGATGGCGGCGTGCCCGTGTGTCGGACAGTGATGGAGCTGTCTGGCACTTCGGGAACTTTGACCCGACGCCTACCAAGCCGTGTCCCAAGCGGAAGAGGAGGACGGATGGGTGAGGCGAAGATGACGGTGTCTGGTGTGGATGGGCGGTGGACGGAGGTTGAGCTTCGTGCTGCCGAGCTTCTGCGCCTGGGGGCGACGGAGGAGAGTGTGGCTGTCGAGCTTGGTGTTCACATCAAGCAGGTGCGTTCTCTCCAAAAGCGCAAGCATTTCAACGACTTGCTTGGGCTGACTGTCGGGCCAGTTCGCGGGTATGCGGAGGGGTGGCAGGCCATTCGGGAGCGTCAGCTTGGTCTGGCGTCGAAGGCCCTGGACACGATCGAGGAGGCCATCGACAGGCGGGACGAGGACGGTCAGGTGGACGCCATTGGTCTTCGTGCAGCCGAGGGGCTCATCAAGAGCTTGGAGAAGGGCGTGAAGCAGGAGGCTGATGGTGGCTCGAAGGAGCTCCAGTCGTTCATGGCGAGGCTCGAGGAGATCGCCGTGAAGGAGGCTGAGGCCGGCGCTCCCCGCGTCATCGAGGTGGATTCATGAAGCGGACGTGTCTGACGTGCCGGAACCGCTACCGGGCTCAGTGCGTGAGCGACGAAGTGGTGGGGTCGAACCCGGACTCGGACATCGAGGGTGAGCCCCAGACCCGTGAGGGTGTTGCCATCCTGGGCTGGATGGCTGACAGCTTGTATGCCCGAGGCGACGAAGTGGCTGTCCGCAAGGATGCGTCTCCCTGTCCAGGCTGGGGGCGTCGTTGAGCGCGCTCGACCAGTTCCGTCAGCTTCCTCAGGACACGCGCATGCGGGCGTACCGCATCGTGGACTACGACACGAAGGAGTGGACGTACTACGAGCCGCGCGCTGCCCAGCTCGTCTTGCGTGAGGCGATGCGTCGCCACAACCGCATCCTTGTTCCCAAGGCTCGACGGCTCGGAGCGAGCACGGAGGTCGAGGCCTTCCTCTTCGATGCTCTTTTGATGGCTGACCGTCCTCTGCCTGTGGCCTCGATGGCTCATGTGGACCGTGCTGCGAAGAACATCGCGAACATGCTGCGTGGCATGTACATGGGTCTGCCTGAGCAGATGCGTCCCAAGGCATCGAAGATCAACGACAGCACGCTGGTGCTCAAGGACAGCGGCGCGAACCAGACCGTCTACATGGCTGGAGCCCGGGGTGGTACGCGCTCGTTCGCTGCTGCCATGGGCCACCTGTCAGAGTTCGACTTCTACCCAGACCAGAACGAGACGGTGGCTGAGGTAGACGCGACGGTGGGTGACGGGCTGCTGGTCTTGGAGAGCACGGTCAACAAGCCTGGCTCCAAGTTCCATGAGCTGTGCATGGGTGCGCCGGAGAACGGTTGGGAGGTGGTGTTCCTGCCCTGGACCTTGCATCCGGCGTATGCCGACAAGGTGAAGCGGGACTTCGCGCCGACAGCGGCTGAGCTTGTCCTGATGGAGGAGCATGGTCTGACGCATCAGCAGGTGGCTTGGCGTCGCCGGCAGATCGCCACGCTCGGCAAGGCCAAGTTCCGCAGGGAGTACCCGCTCACCGTCGAAGAGGCCTTCGCCACGCAGGCCAAGAGGTTCTTCCCAGTGGAGAGCATGGAGCATGTGGAGGTCAAGCGAGTGGCTGCGACCGACCGGGACCGGCTCCAGGTGCTGGAGGAATGGGAGCCTGAGGTCGAGTACACCATGGGTGTGGACGTAGCGGCTGGCGTGGGCTCGGATGAGACCGCCATCACGGTGCTGGATGCTGGTTCACGGTCCCTGGTTGCCCAGTGGGCCTGCAATCGGACCACCCCGAGCCGCCTTGGTGAGGCGATATTGCGCCTGGGCCGGGCGTATGAGTGGCCTGTGCTGGTGATTGAGTCCAATGTCTACGGCAGGCGGGTCATCGAGGACGTAAAGCGGCTGGGATACCCCCGTCGCCGGCTGTGGTTGAGTGAATCAGGCAAGCCGTGGCGCACTCATGGGGGCAATCGCGCCGGATTGTACGAAGTGGTCCGCGCGACGCTGGAAGATGGGCTGCTTGGCGAGGTGACAGAGCAGTTGTTCGACCAGTTGGCGTCCACAGGGTGGAACCAGCGCAAGAATCGCCCCGATCACGCGGCAGGAAAGCACGACGACCGGCTCATCAGCCTTGCTCTGGCGTTAATCGCTGCCCAGAGTGTGCCCCTGCGCCTTCCTGAGGACCGTAGTAGGGTGACGATGGAAGACTTGATTCGCAAGAACCGGACCCGAGACGCTCAGCGGCCTCATCCGTTCAATGTCCGTGGTGATCGCAGGAGGCCGATGTGAAGCCAGCCGATGTGAAGCTCAAGCTCGAGGAGCACGACCGCTACTGGGAGGCCCAGCGCCCCGAGCAGGAGGCTCTCAAGGATATCTACGAGACGCGCTTCTTCTCAATCCCTGAGCGGAACGGTGACCAGATCGAAGTCCAGACATCGGACGCATTCGGCTACATCGAGGGGATCATCGGCCAGCTCTACGCCCGGAACCCTGCATGCGTGGTCCGAAAGGGGATGCGCTCGCTCGGTGACGCTGAGGTCGCGCAGACCGTGGCGAACGGGTTCCTGTCGGAGGAGTGCCGGGAGGCCATCGAGCACGGTACGCGCATGGCGCTGATTCACCCCAACGCTTTCGTCAAGCTCGTTCCTCGCGAGACGGAGGACCCCTACAAGAAGGTGTTGCCTGTGGCGCTGCCTCCGTGGGAGGTCATCGTGGACGTGGATGCGCCGACCTGGGACGAGAGCCGGTTCGTCGGGCACGCCTACTGGGCTCCGCTGTCTGATGCGAAGGCCAAGTTCGGGAACCGCAAGTGGCTGGCCCGTCGTCGCGAGCCCTACTTCAAGCGGGACCGGTACGACGAGGAGAGCCGGGAGTCGATGCCGTCAGCGATGGCGACGAAGTTCGATGAGTACGTCCGCATGGTGGAGTTCTACGACTTCGACGGTGGCAAGCTGTACTTCTGGACGCCTGACGTTCATGGCGAGCTTCGCTTCCTTGAGGTGACTGACATCCCGGTACGCTCGTGGGACGGCACGCTGCTGAGCACGATCGTCCCGTTGTACTTCTCGTCGCTTCCGTACCGTCCGATGGAGGGCTACTCGGCCCTGCGGCGCATCTACGACCAGCTCTACGAGAAGAACATCGTGCGGAGCTTCCAGGCCTCTGCGGTTCGCAAGGTGGCTCGGCAGTACCTCGTCCGGTCGGGCGCGCTCGATGAGGAGAACCAGGGGTACATGCGGTCTGGCGTCGATGGTCTGTTCATTGAAGTGGACCTCGACCCTGGTGAGAGTTTGGCTGAGCAGATCATGCCCGTGCCCCACACCCCGCTGCCGGCCGAGACGAGCCGGTACGTCAACGAGGTGATGGACGACCAGTACACGTCCACCAACCAAGACCCGTTCAGCCGTGGTCAGGGTCTGGGTGGTCGAGCCTCTGCTGCTGAGGTTGCGGCGCTGGTCAGCTACTCGTCATCTCAGCTTGGTCACCTCGCGCGGAAGCGTGACGCCACCATCGAGGAGCTCGTGCGGGTGTACCTCGCCACGCTCGCCACGTTCGTGGACGACAAGACCATCCCCATCGACATCAAGGGCTCGCCTACCCGCCCGTCTGCAGCCGACCTGCTCGGAGACTTCAAGGTCTACGCAGAGGACGAGGGCCAGACCCCGGTGTCTGAGGCGATGCGGAAGCAGCAGTTCTTGATGAACGTGCCGACATTGCAGGCGCTGGGTGCGGACCCCAAGTTCCTTCTGGAGCAGGCTGCCAGCATGCTGGGCCTTGAAGAGATCCCACTCGCTCCCCCACCAGAGCCGCCGCCTGGTGCTGCTGGCCCGATGGACGCAGGTGCAGCGCCGCCTGACATCCAGTCTGCTGTCGCTACCGCGTCGCCGGATGACATCGCAGCCATGATGGGGAGCGTCTGATGCCGCTCTACCCCTACTTCTGCAAAGCATGCGGAGCTCGAGAAGAGGTCCTGTGCTCGGTGGAGGAGAAGCCGGCCGCCCTGGACTGTGATTGCGGCGCAGACCTGTACCCCAAGGTGACGATGCCAGCGCGGACCCGTGGGTCGTGGGGTGGTGTGGACACCGGCTACTTCGATCGCGGGCTCGGCCAGTGGGTGGATTCCACCAAGGAGGCTGACAAGATCGCGCGGGAGAAGGGCTTGGTGCGTGCGACGGAGTTCGACAAGAACTTCATCGAGGACAGCGTGGACACGTTCGGCACCGAGCAGAAGCAGCTCGAAGCCGACAGCCAGGAGTACCAGTCGAAGCTCGCCTCTGGCATGGACGCCAGTGATGCTGCTGCCTCGACCTTCAGTGTGTCCAAGCTGCAGCAGCGTGGTATGCTCGACACCGCCATTCGTGGAGACTGACATGAGTATGGACAGCTTGGACGCCCTTCGTGACGAGGCCATGTCTCGCGCAGATGAGGTTGACGCTGCTCGCGACGAGACTCTGACGGAGATGGCTCCGCAGGGCGACTTCAGCATGACGGCCCTGAACAAGGTGGTCGATGCGCTGAACGCCGTGCTGCCCGCCTTCGGCCCGATGGCTGAGGAGTACCCGACGTTCTCCGGTGACGAAGAGGTGCTGCCCCCTGAGTTCGTCAACCAGCTCATGATGGTGGCCACGGCCGCCGCTGACGCGGAGCTGGCGGACACGTTGGCGATGGCTGACGTGGAGGGAGTACAGGACGATCGCGACCTGCAGCTCCTCGCTGGCAAGCTGCGTACCCTGGCGGACAGCCGGGACTTCGCAATGTTCCTGAAGCAGCCGATGGAGGGAGAAGCTCCGATGGCTGCGGAAGAAGAGGTGATGGAAGTCGAGGAGCCCATGGGGGGCGCTGAGATGGAAGTCGAAGAGGACGACCTGCTTATGCAGCGCATGTAGCAGGCAGCGGACGGCGCCATGCCCAAGATGAAGCCCGACACCAAGCGGGTGTCTATCTCTATGGCTGATAGCGCCATCATGGCTGACGCCATGGAAGTTGCCGCTGAGGCCGCCGCATCTCACGAGCAGACTGTGCCCACCGACACCCTGACCACTGTGACGTGGTTCCGGGGGGCGACTTCGACGGAGGCGCTCAGCCGTGGGATTCCCGCCGCCAAGACGCGCTGGACGAAAGACGGCAACCTCTCTGTCGAGGTCTGCTGATGGAGGCGGACAACACCGCCCCTGCTGCTGAGGAGGCCGCCCCTTCCGAGGAGGCTGCCCCCCAGGAGGCAGAGCAGCTCACCGAGGAGAGTGGGGATGTCACAGTCCCGCTGAACGAGAAGGCTTCCCGCAAGGAGGAGGCCATCGCGAAGCTCCGCGCCGCTCTCGCCGCTGAGGGTGACAAGCCCGAGGTGGAGGAGGACCCGGCTGGCAAGCTGACCGCTGAGGCTCTGGAGAACCCGTTCTCTGTGTCGAAGGAGCAGTTTGAGGCTCTGCCTGATGATGCCAAGAAGCTCGTGGCGAACCTGCGTGCGCTCACCACGAAGCGTACCCAGCAGGTGGCGGAAGAGCGGAAGCGGCTGCAGGCTGAGCGTGCTGCGCTGACCAGCGGCAAGTTCATGGAGGACCTGAAGTCGCGGTCTGAGGCAGAGGTGGGCTTCGACCCCTTCGACCCAGACAGCGTGCAGGCCCACATCGACAAGCAGGTGGCGGCTTCCCTGCGCCAGGCTCTCGAGCCCGTGCGTCAGGAGGTCGAGCTGTCGAACCGACGAGCACAGCTTGAGCGGTTCAAGGCCGACAACCCAGACATCAACCAGCCTGAGGTGAAGGCTGATGTCGTGAAGCTCCTGAAGTCGGATGAGAGCCTGACGTTGGAGCGCGCCTACGCGATCGTCCAGGGTAACCGCGCCTTGCATGAGCGTGAGCAGCTTCGTGCGGAGCTTGTTCGCGTTCGGGGTGAGGCGAAGAAGGCTGGGCTCAAGATCGGGGGAGCCTCGCGCGCCACCGGGTCGAGCCGCGTTCCTGCTGCTGTGCGGGCTCAGGGTGGTTGGGCTGTGGCTCAGTGGCTCCAGGCCCACGGTAAGTAGCTGAAGTTGCAGGGTTCCTGGCGGCATGGTAGCGTTCTCGTGCTACCCCCCGCCTGGGCCCTGTTGCAGGACACCCCACCGTCGCGGGACACGGTCGAACACAGAATCGTTCCACCCTGTACCCACGGTGCCCCATGGCAGTCCTCAGCAACGACATCCTGTCGTCCACGCTGCGCGAACTCATCAAGGATGAGGTCGATCAGCTCTTCAAGACCACCCCCCTTCTCGACCACATGAACCGCTCCGGCGGCGTCCGCATCGTGGACGGTGGCCAGAAGGTCGATCAGCCTCTGATTCTGTCGGAGCACAGCTCGATCACCCAGCTCTCCAGCGGCTACGAGGCGACCAACCTCGCCGTCAAGGACGTTCTGCGGAACGCCTCCTTCGACTTCGCCGACTACGTCGCGCCGGTCGTCATCACGCGCAAGGAGGAGCTGTCCAACAGCGGCCCAAGGGCCATCGTGGATATCGCCGAGGCACGCTTGAAGTCGGTCATGGGCATGTTCAAGCGTGAGTGGGAGAAGCAGGCTGTCGCCGGCACCTCGACCATCATGACCGAGATGCTCACCCTCAACGGTGGCACTGCCGCTGGCACTGGCTTCCTTGAGCCCGAGGTGGCCGCCGCGCAGAACAACGTCGTCGGCGGTCTGTCCAAGACCACCTTCACCGACCTGCAGAACCAGTACGTCAACGGTGGTGGTGCGTTCGGAGCGGGCGCTACCGGCTTCCTGACGGACCTGTTCCTCGGCGCTCAGCAGCGCACGCCTGACACCACGCCGGATCTCATCCTGGCGTCCGAGGCTTGCTACAAGCTGTACAAGCTCGACCTCTTCGCGAAGGAGCGGTACATCAGCGAGACCACGCTGGACTCCGGCAAGCTCGCTCTCGCCTTCCACGGCGCGATGATGTACGTCGATCCGAACCTCCCGGCGAACCCGGGTGGCGCAGCCGCGCAGATCATCTCTGCGTACATCCTCAACACGAAGCACATCAAGGTCATCTTCGATTCCCGCGCGAACTTCACGCTCGGCGACTTCGAGAAGCTCTCCGGCTACACCAGCCGCAGCGCCGACGTGATGCTGCGTACCCAGCTCTGCTTCGACCACCTCCTCTCCAGCGGCGTCCTCGCCAACTCGGAGGCATAGAATGGCCACCAACGACATGCTGCAGTACCTCGAGCCCGCCGCCTCTGGTGGTCTCGCTTCGGCTTCCAACCGCCAGCAGGTGGAGACCTTCAAGAGCGGTGGAGCGATCGATGCCGGAGACTGGGTTGCGTTCGACGCGACCAAGACCGGACCCGACCGCACCCTGTACGTCACCGAGGCAGCCGCCGTCGCCAACGGCAACCCGCTCGTGTGTGGTGTCGCGCTCAACACGGTCGCTGGCGCTGACGCTGACGTTCGTGTGGTGATTGCTGGCTACGCCTCTGGTGCGTCGGTCGCAAACGCGGTCGCCGCCGCCGGAGTGGCTCTGGTCGTGGACAACACGGCAGCGGGTCAGGCTGTCGCCGCCGTTGCGGGCGATCTCGCGCCGGCTTGCGGTGTGTCGCTCGCCCCTGCAGCCGGGAACCGCGCTGACGTGTGGGTCTTCAAGAAGTTCTGAGTCATACAGGGGGGGCCTGTCCCTCGTCCTCAGGCCCTCTCTGGCCCCGGCCCCATCTCTCCTGTGGGGGTCGGGGCCTCTCCGTAGGAGTCACGGTGAACCTCTCGCAGATGCTGTCGATGGCTGGGTCCATTCTGGACTACTCGCCCGACGTACCGACGTACCGCGCCGAGCTGCGCCGGTTCATCAACGAGGCGTACCGGGGCCTCTTCTCCAACGACGTGTGGCTGTTCGCTCAGCGCGAAGACCACATCGAGATCCAGCCCGACGTGTCCGTGACGGGGATGAGCTTCGTGCTTGGGCCGAGCGGAAACGTGCAGATGCAAGACCCGCTGGGTCGCGCTTTGTTCCGTGAGTGGATGGCTGGTGCCATCATCGAGATCACCGCCGGAACAGGTGGCGGCGCGTTCCCTACCCTTCCGGTAGAGGTGCAGGTCCGCATCTTCATTGATGCCGACAACCTCATCCTCGAGGCGAAGGATGGGCAGGACCTGTCAGGTCTTTCATTCGCAGGCACAGGGGTCGCAGCGACCATCAAGCAGCGGTACGTCGATATGCCCATCGACTGCGTGGATGTGATGTCGGTGACCCTGCGCTACCCGAGCCAGGAGCGCCAGCCGTTCTACAACCTGACCCGCTGGGAAGACGAA